CAGACAAGGTTAAACGGAGATGATATATTATGCCGATAAAAAAGATAAAAACTAGTGACGGATATAATAACAATGATGGCGTTGTTTCCGTCAACAGGCTTGGCGACACACAAAGAATAAACGTAGATGCCACGCCAACAATTACAGAGCTTGATTTCGCGGTCAGGGCTTCTGGTGATTATGAAACAAAGTTCGACGACTATGGGCTTCGAAGAACAACAGTGAATATTGGTGACTGGAATATGGATACTACCGGCTCTGTTAAAGTAGACCATGGCCTAGAATATTCAGACACATGGAAGGGAACTAGAGACGTAGGTATTGTAATCAGAAATGACGCAGATACAATATACTATAACGATACTAAAACAAACACTGGCGCGTCAGAAATGACAAATGTTTCCATTGCTGTTTCTGGAATTACAAATAAAAAAGTTGTGCTTGTTAGAAAAACTGGCGGAAGCTTTGATTCTTCTGATTTTGACTCAACCAGCTATAATAGAGGCTGGGTAACAGTTTGGTATGAATAAATGCTAGAAGCTTTAATTAGAACTAAAGACTCAGAAAACTCTGACAAATGCTGCGGAGATGTTATATGCTTAAAGCTAAAAGAACACTCTGACTGGGGTGCATTAGAGAGAAGAGTTCATCAAGTTGTTGACTGGGAAGACGAGCAAATAGAGTCACAAATGAGGGCTGATTTTAAGAACACTGGCGTCCCGCCTGTTTTGATAACACCTTATAAAGAAGTTGAAAATACATCAATTTATGATGACGATGGTTTCAAAATAGCGGAAAAGCAAGTTACAAAAACTAGGTCAAAAAAGTTTTTTAATATCAATAAAATTGCTGACGAAAGTTTAAAAGCCAAGATTCAAGGCGATTTTGAAGAGGTTGTGCTGGATAACAATATGGGTCTAATAGAGGATAAAAGCGAACAACAAATTTTGGATGAATTTATTTTTAATAAAAATGCAGAAAGATTGCACGCCATTCAAAACAAAGTAAATTATATATTAGAGTCTAAGAAAGATAGAAAGCAATTGAACGATTTAAATTTAAACTACCTACGAAAACAGCTTTGGCTCCTTAGAAAAAGGGGTGTTAATGCTGACATAGTAGATGGAAAAATAGTCAGGAGGGAAAACGATGGGTGAGCAATCTTTAACAGGGAGTGACGTTGTTACAGAAGCTATTCCAGCAAATAGAAGAATTCAAGCCGGTATGAAGATGAATAATGGCGGAATTAATTTCGATGGAAGAAGAGGCAAAGATTTGCCGGAATCGCAGAACGCAATAGATGAACTTGATAATAGATTTATAGAAAATGACGGAGACAGGTACAGTGTCTAATGAAATAGAACTCATGGTTTCTGTCAGACGCCAAGGCGACAAGGGCGTGAAGAGGAGGGGTGATGTAATTACGTGCAGGTTAGCCGGAGATAAATGGGGCAGCGAAGAACTAAAAGTACATCAAGTTGTTACTTGGCCAGGGAATAATGCGTCTGTGATAGAGCTTCAATCTGCCTCGTTAGCGCTTGCAATACTAAAAAAGAAAAAAGAGTGGGGAGAACCTAATCCAACTGTCGATTTTCCATTTTGTGAAATTGTGATAGAACCTATCGAGGATGACAATGGTGTGCAAATAATTTCTCCTGATGGAGAGCCAATGACACAAACTGTTATGACAAATCGAAGCGTGCTTCATTTTGATTTTGACAATCTTCCTGAAAGTGAGACGGAGGATGTTTTTGACCCAGAAATAGAGGCTAACTTTTTGGCTGCTGACGACCTAACAATTTACATTGAACAAAGAGGAATAGACAAAAGAGAACCGTCCGAGAGGGGCAGAAAAGAACACAGAGATATAACCACACCTAACCCAGTCCTTCACGCTGACACAGCGCTTAGAAGAGACCAAACCACGGACATACAAGAATTTCTTTCAAGAAAAGTTGAACCATTAGATAGCTGGAGTACATAAAATGGCGACAGTAGTAAATAAAACAACCCTTGAGGTTATTGAGAGTGTAAATACTCCAGAATATAACCTTGATGAATGGCTTATAAACCCCACTATTCCTGACTCTCCTAAACGACATTGGAAAGTGTATGGGAATACAATTATTATTAAAAGTCCCACTGAGAGAGCTTCTGCGGACGCTGAGTGGCTATCTCAGGTTAAGTCTGACAAAAAAGACCAATTCAAAGAAGACCTTGGTGAAGCGCTTAGAAGCAAGTACACGGATGACGAGAAGCTAAGCCTTCTGCTCATTCTTCAACTGGCAGTCGCAGCCGGAAATACGGCAAGAGTGACTTATGTCTCTCAGCTCGCCGCTTGGATTGACCAAGGACAAGACTTACTTTACGCTGCTCAAGACAATGTTGATGCTGCTACTACCGAAGATGAGGTCTCTGCAATGGAGCTAAATCTTGATGCGTGGCTAGCCGCTGACCCACAAGTAGTAATTCGAACAGCAAAGGGGATTGAATAATGGCTAGAAACTTTACATTAAATTTCCCATCCACGGCGTTTGGGCCATCATTTAGCATTACGGGTCCAACTTATGTTAATCATGGGACCACTCCCTTTTCAAGAGTTGGCCTTGCTTTTGATGATTCTGCTGACGAAGCCGCTGTAACTGGCATGTTTGTTATGCCTAGTGAGTATACTGGAAGCGGGACGCTTAAGGCTGATATTTGTTATTATACTGCTAGCGCAACATCTGGCGACGTTGCAATGTTAGTTGCAGTAGAAGCTATTACGGACGGTGATTCCGTGGACATGGAGGCTGAACACGCCTTTGATGTTAGTGCAACCGCCCAAACTAAAACCGTTCCAGGAACGGCTGGACATCCAGACATTTTAACATATACCCTATCAGCAAAAGATAATGTAGCCGCAGGAGATATAGTTAGAATAGGAATTGTGAGAGACGTTAGTGAAGACGGAGTCAGTGGAGACGTTTACGTTGCATCCGTATCCTTATATGAGGAGACGTAATGGGTATTATATTTGACGGCACAGATGACTGCATTGGCAAAAACAATGTCAACATCCTAGACTCTAGCGGGTTCACCGCAACTAACTATAGTTTCACTGTATCCTGCTGGGTCAAACCTCATGGTAGACACAACGGGGGTTTGTGGGAGCAATACGATGGTTCTAACGGTGCTGGAAGGCTTGGTCTTTACTGCTTGAGTAACGGTAAAATTCGAATTAGATATCACAACTCTTACCAAACAAGTACAAGCGTAGTTATAGCTGACAATAGTATAACTTGGTATCATATTGTCGCTGATTTTCAATATGGCTCAAGAAATCTTTATGTAGACAACTCCATAGCAAAAGCACACACTGGCAATAAATCCAGCGACCACAGCACCTCTGGTCTTGATTTCAAGATTGGAAAGGCATTTTCTGGAAGCCCAGGAAGTGCGTATTATTGGGATGGAGAGATAGCTGAGTGGGCGGCTTGGGATACAGTTCTTACCGCTGGAGAAAGAACAAGTCTTTATAATGGGGCTTCTCCTCTTTTTGTTCGACCCGGAAGAATGCTCGCATATTATCCAATGGGTGGGCCATATGTTGGAAGCACCGCTGAAACGTTCGGGGCATATAGGGATGTTTTAAACGCAAATCTCTTGACTGAAACTAGCAGCCCTACATTTGCGCCAAATCAGTTTCAAGCAAGTGCGGCAGGAATAGCTAATTTCTTTTATCCCAATACTTATATGGGAACTGATACTATTCCTTTTACTGCGGCCTCTACTGAAGAAGTATTAGATGAAGCTGCCATTACAGGGGGTGATGTTCTTCATGAAATTATTACAGCTAATCTTAGAACACAGGCTGGAATTACAGTTCATGGCGGAGGTATTAATTTCAAGAAAAGAGATAACGCAGATAGCATTGACGCACAGGTTCAAGTTGATGAATTAAACGATAGGTTCGTAAAATCAAGGCGCGTCACTCACGATGACGCGAACGGATAAAATATGCCTACAATAAAAACAATTAAACCGGCTGGCGATGGAGACTTTACAACACTGGCATTGTGGGAAGATTTTGCCGATGGTCAATCTAGCGCTGACCAGTGGGCTGAGTGTTACAGCGGTGGAAATCTTGGAGCTGTTGAATTTTCAGGGTGGTCAAGCAACGCCCCAAGCTCTAGCAATTATCCTAAAATTTTTGTGGCAGAGGGCCACAAGCATGGGGCTGATGTTTCCTCTGGGGCTTACATATCCGCAGCGACACCCATAAAAAGCTCTGTTGATTATTTACGGATTGATGGATTAAGAATAGAAGGAACAAGTGATTCTCAAAAGCTAATTGATTTTTCCCCTTCCGTAAACGCTATAGATGCTAGAGTAGACAATTGCTTTCTTCATGGTGACTTTCAGTATGGAATATACATTGGACAATCAGCGTCTGGAACAAATAGTTCAAACTATCTAACGAACAATATTATCGTCATAGACGGAACAGCAACCACTACTCCAGCAGGGATGTATATTTTTGGAACAGATGCGTCTGGAGGAATAACAAGCGCATACGTGTACAACAATACAATGTATGTCATAAATGCCGGAACGCTCACAAATTATGGATTAAGATTTGTCAACGTTTCTGGATGCACATTAAATATGACTGTTGAAAATAACATAGTAATAGGTTCCGCAAAAAGTTCTGGAGAATCAATAACTGTTTGTTATAATCAGATAGCATTTCATACAGGCTCAAAAACATTTAACAATAATATAAGCAGCGATGCTACAGCAGATGATTTTGGAGGAACTAGCAATCAGCTAAACGAGAGGGCGACAAATATATGGCAAGACGGCGATAACTATAACTTTAACTTAAAAACAAATTCTGTTGCGATAGATTTTGGAAAAACAGTGGCTGCTGTCACCACTGACATTGTTGGCATATCAAGACCACAGCCGGTTGGCGGCTCTTATGATATAGGCGCATTAGAAAGATACATTAAGACAGAGATTACATATGGCGTTACTCCGTCTCTCGTGATACCAAACTCTATCATATCTTCGCATGAAAGGGCTGTAGACTCCATAATATCTAGCGAAATAGGCCAAGTGTGTCAATTAATTTATCCTGTCACAAAAAAATCTGTTTGCCCCAATTGTGTTTATAGTCCTAGAGAGAGAAAGTCTTCAAACATATACAAAACCGGTGGACCTGTTCCTTTTACAAATCATACGATATGCCCTTGGTGTGGGGGAGAGGGAAGAAGCTCTAGACCAGTAAAAGAAGACATAAGAGTTAGAGTTTATTGGACTCAAAGAGATTGGCTGATAACAGTTCCGGCAGAATATGCAGACTCTTCCGTCATGATTATTGGGTATATGACAGATTTGCCTAAAATTGAAAAGGCTGACAGAATACTTCTTAACAAAGATGTTTCTGCATATAGAAAATGGATATGCGAGAGAAACGGAGAGGCTGTTCCTTGGGGATTTTCTCAGGACAGATATTTTTCTCAAATGCTTAGAAGGGTGTCTGGAGGATAAAATGAAGCTGAATATGACATTGGATT